CAAGGGTGAACGAACAAAGTGCTTCATGCCGTTAGGAACGTCAGTGGTCAAGAACCATGCGTTAGTGTCGGTCAAGAAGTGGTTGATTGCATAACCTTCAGAAATCGAACCATTGTTCTTCAATGCGTTAATGTCGTTATCAGTTGTAGAAACGCGGAGTTCGGTTTCCAACAAGCGAGTAGCAACGAATTGCAAAGAAGAAGGAACGATCAACTTCTTGGGCTTAGCGGCGATCAACAAGCCACGCTCGTCTGTCCACAAGCTAATTTGAATAACGGCGGCTTCCAAAGAAGTCTCGTTCAAGTCAGCGGGGGTAGAAGGAATGTTGCTGTTGGTGCCACCAGTAACCAAGGGGTGTGCAGAGCTAAAGAGAGAAACGCCGTCACCACCAGGGTAAGCAGAGCTGAAGCCGTTGTTCAAAACAGCGGCGGCTTTAACTTGCTTGGTGTAAGCCATAGCGCGGGCCAAAGCCTTGGTATAACGTGCAGACAAAGAGTCATACAAGTTATCTTCAATAGCTTCTTCAGTCAAGCTGAAGCCCAGAGCAATAGTCTCGTGGTTGTAACGTGCAGTCCATGCTTCTTGTGCATTGTCATAAGAGATGGCAGAGCCCTCGTTTTTGACAGGTGCAGCTGAGAAACCAGACAGCTTTGTCTCTTCTTCAAAAGAACGCTCAGAAGTCTCTGTTTCGTAGATTTCTTTGTGTTCTTGATCGTAAGTTGCATACTGCAAGCCGAACAAAGCGTTCAAGCCTGGGAGCAGCTCTTTCAATAATTGTGCGCGTGAAATAGCCATGATTTAAGCTCCTTATGCTACGTAATAGCGGTGTGCGCCGAAGTTGAACTTAACCAACACTTCGGGTGATTGAACCAATACAACAGTACCAGCCACTGCGGTTGTAACCGAAGTAATTGTCAAAGTTGTACTACCAGTTGTGGTAACAGTAGAAGCAGAGCTCAAGGTAGAACCTGTGAACTGCAACTGACCATTAACCAAGTTGAACACATCAGTTCCAACGGGCAAGTATTGACCAACAGACAAACCAGACACAACAACAGAAGTTGCTGATGCGGCGCCGCCAGAAACATAAGTGCAAGAGGTGCTGATCTGAGTGTCAGGAACCAAGTTCAATACACGGAAACCACCACCAGAAGTAGTAGCAGAAGCAGCAACGACTGCACCAGCACCGTTACCGGTAGAGGCAGAGCCAGTCAAAGTGTTACCAGCCATGTTTACACCAACCAAGATGGAAGATGCAGAACCGATGGTTGTAGAAGAAGCGCCAGTAGTAACCGCGACCCGCATAACTTGGTCAGGATCATCACCAACGATGGCAGTAATGTCACCAGCAGTTACACTAGCTGGGTAGTACTGTGAGTATTGACGTTGCTTAGTCGTGGGGTTTGTGTAGTAGCAACCCAAGAACACGCCAACAGTAGTGTTGGTGGTGCTCACAGGATAAGTTGCGATCACAACATAGCCGGCAGACAAAGTAACCAGATCGCCGTAATACAAAGCGGTGCCATAGTTGTACTGGATAGGCAAGTTTCTTGTCGATCCAGCAAATACTTGACCACCGATCAGGTTTACGGGCTTGTAGCCGTAAGGCGCTGAGACAGTTGGGTAAGCCATTTAAGACTCCTATAAAAAATTTAAGTACCTTTTCCAAAGCTAGACGAAGACTTAGTCTCTTTGTAGAGAGGCATCCGCGTATCGCTTTGTCGCATAAAACTGTTATCTACAGCTTCCGTCTGAGATTGAGTCAACTTTGAAAAGTGGGCATTTCGTTGATCAACAAACTCTTTCGGAGTCTTACAGAGTAACAATCCGCCAATTTCAACATTGTCTTTGTATCGACTTGCTGGATCAGCTAACAGTCTAAATTTTGGTTGCTCTTCTAAAGTAACTGGCTCCCAACCTTCACGCAATTTTGCGGAAAGATTACGGGGGTCAGCTGTATTCAAATTAGCAACACGAATCCAACGATAATTGTAGTCCGGGTGCTTGTCGGGTTCAGGTAGAAGTTCGGCCTGCTGCCACTGTTTAGGACGTTCAGCCATCAATCTATCTTCAAGTTCACGCGGTTTTCTGTTTTCAGCCATTTTCAGGCCTCCATTTCTATTTTCGCCTTAGCATATTGCTCTGGCGTTAAATTAAGTTTCTTAGCCAAGCTCAGCTCTCGAGTAGATAATCTAACTCTCTGCGCTGAAGTTGATCTTGTAGCCGGTGCTACCACCGAGCTTCTACGGCTAGGCCGGGATTGTTCCGCTTCTTCCTCAAATTTCTCTGGGAAACGCTTGCGAATGGTTGCGTCAATCCTACGATAATACTCTTGTGATGAAACTGCAACACCTTCTCTCTTTAGCCTCTCATGAAGGCCAAGAGCCAGACTTGTCATCTCTTCATCTTCTCCAAACCAAGGGTTTTCCTGTTGCCAGGCTTGCGCGCTGGGGTCGGGCCGTACCTGTTGGACTGGCTGTGGTTGCATTTGTACAGGAGTTTCATACTCTTGTAAAGGCTGTGGCCTAAAGTTTTTAACTTTTTCCACTTTTAATGTTGCTTGAGTAAGACGCTCTTGGGCATCCATCACCTTATCAGTATCGCCAGAGTCATATGCTTCTCGGTAAGCCTTCTTGGCCGCGTCCATCTCCATCTCAACAGCTTTCTTGACTGTATCCAGTACATTCTTCTCGCTGTTATTGAGATTTGACTTCAGGCGCTTGTTCTCTTCCAACACCCTTTGAGCAAAGTTAATTGCATCTTGCTGTTCGCGCAATGCATTTTCTTTCTCGCGGCGTTCATCATGAGCCAGCTTCTTCATCTGGATTAGTTTCTTCTTTACCTTAGAAGAGTAATCCTCGAGCTCATCGTTGTAGAGCTCTTCTTTGACTTTCTCAGGAAGGGGGGTTTTATTCCTATCCTCTTCAGGAGTGTCGTCTTCTACGTCAATGATTATCTGATCATCGGCGTCATCATCTGCTACAGTGACTTTTACGTCATCTTTCTCATCTGGGAATTTAAATTCACTCATGTCGTTCCTTATTTACGGCGAATACCGCGTGGATCGTCTACTACTCCCTCAACAGAATCGTCATTGATCACACGGAATTCTTTTCCATGAATGACCAGGCGCGTTCCTGAATTGGGTCTAATCAAGATAAAGTCACCCTTCTTGCAGTACGGGCCTGATGGGAATCGGCTTTCGTCTTTGTAGCAATCTGGGCCCATGTCTACTACGAATAACACAGTAGTCAGGGTTTCCTCAATCATGAGAGTTTCTTCCGCTTTTACGAGTCCGGAATCTCCGTATTCCTTTTCCATCTCAGGGATGGCACAAAGGATTCTGTAACCAGATGGGCGAGGAAGCTGTTTGGCTTTCTCTTCTGGTTTGGTGTTCAAGATCTTGGATAAATCCACGGCCTTGGTAATGTCGAGATTTGAAATCTCACTCGTCATCGTCATTGGTAACTCTTTCCTGTAGGTCTGTGATAAATAAACGTGCAGTGAGTAGACCTTTCACCTCTCCACACATCTTCTTGTACTCCGCATAATCTTCAGCCTTGCCATCGGCCATAGATATTTGAAGTTGGGATACCTTGTCATCTACCTTTTGGATTAGATGTTTTAAATACTTTTCAACCATTTCTGTTCCTCATCATTTCAGCCATCAACTTATTTTTCTCCGACTGAGCTTCTTGCGCCAGCTCCATCTGGTCCTTCTGAATAGTTGCCTGAATGCGAGCCATATCAACTTCTTTTTGAGTCATGATCCGCTCGCGTTCAATCTGCTGTTGAGACTGCTTCATCTGCATATCTGCCGCATCTTTTTGAGCTTTCCTCTGAGCCTCTTGGCCCTTGATCTGCAGCTCTTGTTGTTGCATCTGGATAAGAGGATCCTGCGCCATCTGCTGGGCCTGCTCTTGTTGAGCCTGGGCTTGGTTGGCCTGCAGTAACTGGGCGCTGGCCTGAGCCACCAGCTGAGACAGCTGAACTTCAACATCATCAGGAAGATGTTTATCAGGAGGTGGAAGCGGCACTCCCATCTGCTTCTCAATCATTGATCGGTAGTAGAAGCCAAGGTGCTCGGCAATGTGCGCCTGCAGTGAGGCCATGATCTGGTTGGCTTGTGGGTTCTGGCCAATCGTCTTCATCACTACAGGATCTTGCATGAACGTCTGGTGGACCGCTATGTGGGCCTGCTGATCTTGAGAGATAAACGCCTTCAATGGCTCGCCTCTGAGTGCAGACATATTCTCGCTGACTGGATCTTTTGGTGTCTCATCATCAGGCAATGGCACAAGCTTCTCTGCATTCTTAACACCCAGTACATCTAACATCTGTCTGTGCAACTGAGGCAAGTTATAGATCTGAGGCGCCTGCTGGGCAAGCTGGATCACCGCTTGATACTGAACAATCTTCTGAGCCATAGTGGCCGCGTTGGGATCGCTCACGGGAATCACATCAACTAAATCGTAATCTGACTGCTTTGCTTTTCGGCTTCCTTCTTCTGGCTCATAGGAATACTCGGGAGGTGTGTACTCTCTGATGATGTCGCGCAAAAGCGCCAGCTCCTGCTTGAACGAATAATGAATCCTTGCCTGTACGGCCGTCATCACTTTTAAAGACCTCTCAAGAATTGCCAGTGTCGTTCCAACGGGAGAGTTGGCAGACATATCAGCAACTTGAATGTCGGCTGCAGATGCAAACTTACGTCCTTCTTCTACGATCTTATCGAGTAAAGAGGCAAGGACTTGTGAGGGCTCTTTATAGGGAAGAGCCATGATGTTATCGGCAATAGTTCCGCTGGGTACATCTACATCGCGCCATTCAGCTGGGCCGATTGGTGTATCGTCACCCTTAACACGCAATCCGCGAGTCTTAAATCCGCCAGGCAAGTTGGCCAGCGTACCAGCGTCTACTAATTGACGCAGGATTGACGTACCAGACTTGGCAAATGCGCCAACTAAGTGGATCAATCCAAAACAATAGAATCCAAAGCCAGGAACATAGCCGTAGTGAACGTAATGCTGGCGCTTTGTGTGTAATTTATCGCCTTGCTTCCAGTTTCTACGGATAGCCAGACACTTCATGCTTCCATATTCAATCGTTACGATATAAGGAAGGGCAATTCCTGTAGGCTCGCCGTTTTTGTCTGTGTGCTCAAAGCCTTCTAGGTCCAGCTCCACGTTCATCTCGAGAATCTTATAGCGGTCATCCGACAAAGCGCGGAATCCCATCTTCTCGGCAATCTTTTTCTCTACTTCATCAAGACTATTGTTGGGTTCACCCAAGTCAATATCAGCATAAAACCCAGCTACCTGAAGTTTTCTCAGTTCATTCTCTGTTTTACGCATAACGTGCGTAACACGGGGGAAAGTTTGGATGTCTGATGCGCCATAAGGGACTACTAAATCCTCGGCCGGCACAAAAATTGACGTCTGGCGGTCAAAACTTGGGTCAAAGTACACTTTCTTAAAAGCATTACCCGACAATCCCAGTCCCCAGACCATCCTCTCATGCTCAGGACGGAACTCAGTCATCACATCGGTCAGTTGATAGTTCATATCATCCTGAACACGGACTGCGGCGTCTTTCTTTTCGGGAGTTTCTTTCCCAATGATCTGCGTTTTCACGGGACCGGCGGCCGGGAAGGTGCTCATCATAATTTCAGCCTGGAATTTCACCAGTGCTTCAGATAAAAGTGGGTGGTAAACACCGCAAGCACCAATCCAAGGGTCAGCTCTCTCTTCAATCTTCATCCCCAAGAGCTCTAAACCATCTACATATGTCTGCATCCAGTCTTTTCTTGAGTTGATATCATCGTCATAGTCACCAATCAGGTCAGTAACAATCCCAGCAACGATAGATTCATCTAAAACTTCGACTAAATTCTCATCAAAATCATCTTCTTCTTCGCCGCCAATCTTGATTTCTACATCACCAGTGTTAATCGTCACCTCTTCTGGGTCAACAATCTCAATCTCAATTCCTTGATCATCTACTTGATCGCCTTCTTCAGGAATTAAAGACTCCAAACCCTCTGGTGCGGCATAAAGTGATTTTTCAATAGACATATTTATCCTTAATAATAAGAAACTTTGCGCCTGAATGATTGAGGTTCTTCCTCTTCATCAGTCTGCAATCGTATAAACCCACCTTTTCTAAACCTTATCAGAGCTTGTGTTGCTGAGTCAACCAAGTCATCGTGATCGGAATTTGGAAAAGCAGCCATCTCTTCCATTAACTCGTCTGCCCAGCGCGTTGCTGGCGCCCATACCTTACCGCTGGCAAACAAATCTGATACAGAGTTAATCCTCACCATCTTATCATTACCCCTAGACGGAGTAAACTCTTGAACCGGTATCCCCATCGCCCGCAACTCAAAGATCAACGGCGCTCCTGAAGCCTTGGCCTCAACGATAAAAGCATCTGGCTCCCACTCCTTATAGTGGTTAAAAGCCTTTTCCTTTAGCTCAGGAAACTCCATCCTTCTCTTAAACGCATCAAGCAAAATAATATTTGCATCATTTTGATTTTCGTTTAAATAAAACACACCCCAAGTCGTACACGCTGAATAGTCAGATCTCTCGTTCTTCGTAAACGCCGTATCCCAAGACTGGATCAGAAACTCACATCTCGGCGGGGTATCTTCTTTCCACTCTTTCCACCACTCCCTTTTAACAATCGCGCCTTGCTCGCTCGTTGGGCTTTGCTGATACTGTGCGTTCCACTTAGACGCAGGCAGTTCAGACTGAAGCGCCATTAACTCTTCTAAGCTCCAGAACTCTGGCCACAGTGGTTTACCGCTTGGAAGAATCGCAGGGAAGTCAATTACCTCCCAGTCATCGTTTCCTTCTCTATCAATAGAAGACTGTAGGATCCTGCCGGTTAGATCTCTCTTGGCCCAGCGTGTCATCACGACAATAATCGCTCCTCCTGGCTGTAGACGCTGGCGCGGGCCAGATGTGTACCACTCGTAGACTTTATCAAAGACTGAAGGATCTCCTGCGGCAAGGGCGGCTTCTTGTTCGGAATGGGGATCGTCAATAATCAAAAGGTCCGCACCCTTACCCGTCACCGTTCCTCCAACACCAATCGCAAAGTATTCTCCGTTTTTATTCGTAGACCAACGTCCAGCAGCCTTACTGTCTGACCTCAAATTCACATTAGGGAATATCTTAGAGAACGGCTCACTCGCAACTAAGTTCCTAACCTTACGTCCAAAGCCCACAGCCAGCTCGGCCGTGTTCGAGCACTGGATAATCTTCTTACTAGGATCTCTTCCCAAAAACCACGCCGGCAACATATAAGACGCAAACTCTGACTTCGTATGCCGAGGCGGCATATTAATGATCAGCCTCTTAATCTTTCCAGTGGCAATCTCTTCAAACTTCTTTGCCATAACCTTGTGATGTCTTCCATCAATAAAGCCAGGCCACATCGCATGGGCAAACTTAATAAAATCATCAAAAGCTTCCTCTCTCTGTTGGCTACTCTCAAGAGCATCCAGATCATCTAAAAACGCCGCCTGCTCATTTGCAGGAAACTTAAAAAACGCCTTAGCTTTATCTTCGGCATCTTTCTTGCTTAAATTTAAAGCACCGACAATCCTTCTCACAAAGAGATCAAACTCTTCTTTTCTCTCTAACTCTTGTTTCTTATTCAAGGTAGATTCCTCAGCTTCAAATAACTGGGCCGAACACTTCGCGCCGAATGAGCACTGCGCCGGCAGATCCCCAGCTCACAGAGCTTCTTAACAACCCTATGAACATTCCCCCGCCCCTTATCCCCAGTATGAAACATGATGTCATCTATAGAAGGACCATACCCAAAGTTCCTCCAATACTCATCTATCACTAAGAACACAGTCCTTTGCTTCTCCGTCATACAAGCCTCCATACACTTCTCATAAGTCTGCTTAATCGGTTCTTTATTCATTGTAAGTTTTCTTTAAGCTTCACACTAACACTGTTAATGTGAGATTGTAAGTTTACGTTCAGGTTCACTCTAACACTGGTAGTGTGGGAAAAAAAAATATACCCCCCCACCACTTTTGTATAGAAAACATAAGGGGGGGTCATTCCTTATCAAAGTTGCTAACTACATCAACAATTTCGCTAGGGGGTACCCCATCTTTTTTTGATGATGATTGAATGAGTGAAACAGTATGTGTATGTGCGCCATGCGCCGGCGGGCCTTCTTGGGGGTCCCCGGGTGGCGTGGGGTCGGCGGCGGCGCCCAGCAAAGCCGGTGGGGTCTTAATTTCTGAGAGTAAATCAACAACATCGCTGGCCGCAGCTGCTGGCCGGTCCTTCAGGCGCTCGAGCAAGCGGGCCCGGATATCTGCGCTCTTATGCACAACTGTGGTTTCTTTTCTCTCCATGAAGGCGCCAACCTCGAAAAGGTTCCCGATGAGCTGCAATGCCTTCATGCGCTGGGCCGGGGGAAAATCTTCGTCGATGGAGTGCTGGACCAGCTGTTGCACCAGCAAGGCCTTTAATTGAGCTGGGGTGCGATGTTTCTCCGCCTCTATTGCAAGCTTATAAGCTTCTACCTCGCGGGTTATCCGTGGGTCACGGGCAAGCTTATACGGCTCTGTAACGATTGTGCTGGGTGCTGGGTTTGCCTTATGGCTCACTCTATACGCTTGAGCCTTACTCTGGCCCATAGCAAGAGCCCTCGCGAATTCTCTCTGCTTATGTGTGAGCTGGGGTTTCTTACCCTCTCCACTACTTAAGAGCTGCTCTATCGGGACTTGATCTAGACCGGCCTTTATCTGCGCGCGCGTTAACTTTTGGGGCATGGTGTTTTCATAGGTATGAAATGAGAATAAGCCGAAGATAACAAACCGCGCGACACAATGCAAACGGCCGCCCTGGTGATGCTGGAACCAGCACTAAAAAATATTTTCTTTTTCTGTATAAAAACCCCTTGACAATGAACACATGAATTCAGAGAATATCAATTCATGTTTAACCACTACCCGAAAGGCATCCATGAAACCACTTTATTTAATCGCTTGCAGTAATGCAAAGCTGGACCACGCCGCACCAGCTGGCCAACTCTACACCGGCCAAGCTTTTAAGCTGGCCATGGCCGCGGCCGAACGCGCCGGCGCCGATGTAATCATTCTCTCGGCCCTTCATGGCGCCATTGACCCAGCGCACCAGCTGCAGCCCTATAACCGCGCCCTTACTGACATGAGCCGACACCAACGCGCAGTTTGGGCCGCGATGACCGAACAACACCTAAGCCAACACAAGGGCCGCGCAATAACTGTGCTGGCCGGTAAGAATTACGCCGCCGCCGTTGACGGCTGGCCCAATGTATCCCGCCCACTTGCCGGGCTCGGAATCGGCCAACAGCTGGCCGCCCTTAAATCACTCTGAAAGGTAAACCATGAAACAACTTAAACGCATTTTCTATATCTACAGCGAAGCCACGGCCGCCGCGCTCATGGCCGCCGGTGCATTGATCGAACTCATGTGCTGGGCCTTCCTTCCAGCCCCCATTAGCTGGCTGGCCGCGAGCGCCGCGCTTTTCTTTATGTTCGCATTCGCCGGTTTTGTCCTCCATATTTACAGAGCCGAAAAATGAGCCATCCATTCAAAGCCGAACAGCCCGGCCACGCGCTGCCCTATGGAATCGAGCACACCAGCGACCCAGAAGGTGAAACAGTTCTACATTGTGAATGGTTCGCGACCGAGGCCGAGCGCGATCAACAGCTGGCCTTCTGGCTGGCCTACAACGAAGGCGCCAAATGAAACACCACGAACACCGCCAAACCTACAGCCCAGCCGCCGAACGCGCCGAAAAACGCGCCGCCGCTGGCCTTGATTTTCTCGCAGTTCTTATTGTGGCCGGCGCCCTTACTGTGGCCGCGCTGGCTTATTTTGACGTTCTTACAAAGGGGTTTTGATCATGGGAAACAGAGCAGTAATTACATTCGACACGGCCGACAACGCGCCAGCAATTTATCTTCATTGGAACGGCGGCCGCGCAAGCGTTCAAGGTTTTATAGACGCCGCCCGGGCGCTGGGCCTGCGCCACGCGTCCACAGATGCAGCACAAACCGAAACGCTGGACCAGCTGGCCGAACTATTGGCCCGGCATTATTTCCGCTGTGATGTGGGGATGACAGTCTACCGCCAGCAATACGGCGCCAGCGACCGCGACAACGGCGACAATGGAACCTATTTGCTGGGCCGTGATTTGTCCATAATCGAGCGCTTTTATAAGCCACGGCCTGATGAAATAAACCCGGCCAAAACCGCCGCAATAGCCGAACGCATTACGGCCAGCGCGCCCGCATTTAACTAAGGAGCCCCCATGCTTTATACATTCATTCGAAACAGCGGAAACCGCAAAACCGGCCCGCTTCCAGTTACTTACAACCTTCGCGAAACTTGCCCGCCCGGCTGTGCGCTCTATCGGGCCGGCTGTTATGGCGAGGACTTCCACACGCGCATGAGCTGGGATAAGGTCCCCCAGCGCGGCGTCCCCATCGACCAGCTGGCCGGCCACATTCAAAGCTTACCGCCCGGCCAAGCTTGGCGCTTTGCTGTAGTTGGAGACTTACCCGGCAAAGGGGAAAAGGTAGACGCCTTCGAGCTGGGCCAAATAGTCAAAGCCAATAAGGGCCGCCGCGGTTTCACCTACACGCACAAACACGCGCCCCACGCCCTCCCATGGATTAAACACGCCAACAGCTGGGGTTTTACTGTAAACCTAAGCGCCGACAATGCCGGCCACGCCGACCAGCTGGCCGAAACCCAAGCCGGGCCAGTAGTGGCCCTTGTGCCCATCGATACCCCAAAAGTAAGCCATACCCCAGCCGGCCGCCTAATCGTTATCTGCGAGGCTCAAACCCGCGATGAGATAACGTGCGAGTCATGCGGAAACTTCGAACCATGGTGCAGCCGGGCCAATCGAGATTTTATTGTCGGCTTTCGGGCCCATGGATCAAAAGCCCATCAAACCGACAAGCTGGCCCGCAAAGTAATTCCAATTCTGAAAGGTTAATCATGATCAAAAAAATGCAAGCTAAATATCCCGGAAAATGCAGCCTATCAGGCGCCCGGATAAACCCCGGCGACTTTATCCTATACGACACCGACACAAAACGCGCCCAGCTGGAACCGGACGCCGACACAATCCAATTCACAACGACCAGCCCGCGCGTGAGCGATGTTTTTAACTTTTCGGGCCGCGAGTTTTATCGCAACAAGGCCGGCCGCTGTGAAGATGCGCCATGCTGTGGCTGTTGCACCATTTAAAGGTAAATTATGAAACCCGAACACGCATACATTCAAACCTTAATTGATACGCTCGAAAACCTGATTTTTTACGCAGAGCAAGCCGCGCCCGATATGCCGGACACAACGCGCATCGAAGGGCTGGCCTTCGCATTAGACGAGGCCCGCGAAGTCTTGAAAGGTTACGAATGAAGCAAACCGAATACACATATGTTGAGGCCGGCTACAAAGTGGCCCGGGCCATTCAAAACGGAAACGCGGCGCGCGCTCGAGCTGCAATGCAAAATTTTAACTTTCTGCTGGCCCTTGAGGCCGAACACGACCGGCCCGAGGCCCGCCGACTCTACGCGCAAGGCTACAGCGAAGCCCAGCGATGAACACCCAGCACGCACCGGCCCCCGGGCCGGACAGGCCGCCCATAAACAGGCTTTTAAGCCAGTAGCATGAGGCTATTTTTTCAAACTATAAAGCCAGTAGCATGAGGCTTTTTTCACATCAACAATGTTAGTGTCACAACGGAGATTTCAAAATGCCAAATTGGTGCTCAAATTCATTAAAGCTAATTGCAACAACTGCAGAATCAGAAAAGAAACTGACCGAGATTGTCAGCGCAATAGCCCGCGCGATTGTCTTAAAAGAAAACCCACCGATCTTTCAAATGATCGTGCCAGTTCCTGAAGACTTGAAAATAATGGCTGGCTTCCATGGCCACGGCACACCCGAACAGGCCGCGCTCGAAGCCCGCGAAGAAGAAAACTTAAAACACCATGGCTATAAAAATTGGCATGGCTTTTGTATCGAAAAATGGGGGACCAAGTGGGACATGAGCATCGCAGACAGCCCCGAGGTTTACGAGATTAACGGCAACGCAGTCACGATTTACTTTGACACAGCTTGGAGCCCACCCGAGGGCATTTACCACGCACTCGAGGCCATGGGCTTCAAGGTCGAGGCAACCTACATTGAGCAGGGTATGGGCTATATTGGCTACTACAGAGACGGAATAGATGTTTGCGAAGAAATGGCCCAGCTTGTCCCTGTTACCGACATCGAAGAAGATGAAGACGAATTTTTCAACCTCTGCAAAAGTGTAGATAAGTTTTTTGAAGACGCCGGCTTTGATCACTCACCACCCAACTTTGGAGGTTAATCATGACTCAAACAATTATTCAAGCAGAGAATTGGGGCCTTTCTTTCAAGGGCAGCCCACAGGGCGCCAAATATGTCATTGAGCTATTTAGTGAGGCCTTTTATTCTGATGGCAAAGACGCCCCAAACTTTATCCGGGATTTTATTTTTAACCTTGAAGTGGCCCTACAAGACGCCGGCCACCTTGACGAACATTTTAACGAGGTGAAACCATGAAATATAACGTCACAATTCAGGCCGTAGTCACCAAGACCTATACAGTAGAGGCAGAAGACCAAGACCAGGCTTATCAGCTGGCCAACGAAAGGTTTGTGCTGGCCGAAGAGTTCGACATCAATGAGATATACCAACAAGAAACTTTAGAAATTGAAGAGGCGGGAGAAGCGGCATGATCACCAAAGAAGATGTAAAAGATTCAATCACCTACAAATTAACCGGCGCCCTGATGCTGGCCGCGAGTATCCTCTCAGATTCCCAAGAGCTTCTGCTAATGGGAGATCACACCCGGGCCAACGAACACATCAATGACGCAAAGCGCGTGATCTTCATGGTCATGGATGGCGAGCTGGACCCCGGCATTCGCAAAGAACTATAAAAACCCGCGCAGGGATTCGGCAGCCAACTGGGTGCCAATCCTCTGCTCGGTATCGTTGAAGTCCTCCCCAGCCTCACCAAGCCAGTAGCGTGAGGCTATTTTTTTGGCTGTTGCCACTCCCATAGAGTCATTGTCGGCAATCACCAGCGGCTCATTAAGACCCTTGGCTATCTCAAGCATATTCCCCGCAGAGAAACAAACATGAATCGTATATCGCTCGCGCAGATGCTTCATCGCCCTACGCACAGACATTCCCGTGGCAAACCCCTCGCAAAGAATGTCGCGGCCTTTGTTGTCAATGATCAAACTGGCGCCTTTTGTACGCTGGCCTGATAAGAATCGTTTTGTCCCATCCTCAGATATGAGCTGGCATCCAACCAAATTACCCGAGATCCTCATTGGTAATACAAGTATTCCATTCCATACACAACCCTTGTCAGGGAAACCCTTTCGAAGTAGGTACGGGTGCTGCTGCTTGACAGAGCTGTTCATAATGAATGCGGCCTTGCTTGCCGCGTTCTTCTGCTTTAATTCGCGCTCGCGATCTGCCGCCGCCTTCTTTGCATATGCATTGAAATCAGGAACAAAAGGCTCTTCTGATTTGTAAACAATATGCCTGTCGTGAACCGCAAAATTTATAACGGCACCAGAGTTACCATCATAAATGTATGCACCATTTTGTTTTCTCGGGTGATCTTCAGTCCCAACCCTCACCCATTTGTCCATGATCACATCATCAACCAGTAACCCATGCGATCTTGCGAAGTCTTGAAAGCTCATTGTTTTGCCTTTGCTTTAGCCCATGCAATGTTTTTAGATTTAATCCAGTTGGCAGTCTTACTCGATGTTGCCTGCGGTTTTGTATGTAAACCCTTTGGATATACGCCGTACTTTTCTTTGTATTTGTGTGCTGCCCACCCCTCCTTGTATCCGCGCATCTTTGCGTAATAAAGTAATTCAGAATAGAAGTTTTGATTCTCACTCAGGGCTTCGCGCTTGGTTGTCTCTAACTCTGTTAGCTCACCTGGGACATTGAGAATTTGTTTGATGGGCTTTTCATACCCGCATTCCCCGCAAGTTCTATCAGGCCAAACCCACAATGCACCGCAAGCAGGGCACTTGGCCTCCTTCTTTTCCTGATCTGTCGGTTCCTTCTTTGCAACCTCGGATCCGTTCTCGAGCTCAGTCACACCCTCATCAAATAGTTTGTCCCATTCTTTCCTGAAGCGCAAATAATTTCCCGAATGATCCAGCCACAATCCAAATGCCTTACCCTCATATGGGCGCATGACCCTGCCCATTTGCTGAACATGACTACTAAATGACTTGGAAAATGGCCGCGCAGACACGCCTATCATCACATCTGAGACGTCAAATCCTCTGGTTAGTATGTCGGTAGCCACCAGCCCATTTATAAGCGTGTCAGGCCGCGAGAAATCCTCAATCATTGCGGCCTTGTATTCGTCTTCTTCTTTGTATGAGATCGAAACAAAGTTATAACCCGCCGCATTGAACTGCCTGACCAGATCCCTGCCATGCTCGACACCCGAACAAAAGACTACTGTCTTCCTCGGCCCACCAAACACTTCATTCGTCTTGTTGATCCACTCTTGGACAATGTCCCCTGTAATCTGCATACCGCGCTTGGTTGTTTCATCCTGCGACCACTCGCCAGCAACCTTGTCCGCCCCTGTCATGTCAATCTCTTTTGCGATAAAGATCTTGAGCGGGGTAAGCCACTTCTCCTCAATCAGATCACCAGTAGGTTTGGCGCCAACTACATTGGTATACACATCGCCAAGGCCATTCGTAAAGGGAGTGGCGGTCAGGCCAATCACCTTCATGTCCGGCCGGTCTTTGATAAACTGGATGATTTGTTTGCGCTGGACATGACACTCATCAATGATGAGCATAGAGACATCGGGGAAATTATCCCGACTCTCTAAAGTTTGTGCGCTGCAGACTTGGATCTTTTCATATGGCCTGTATCGCCAATGATCCGCCTGCATGACCCCGTGGTTTATCAGATATGCCCCAAGCCTCGTACTGGTTTGATTCACCAACACGATGCGGTCTAAGACCATCGCGACATTCTTGAGCTTCTTGGCCTCTTCGACCATGACTGCCATGGCCACTTCGGTTTTACCAAAGCCTGTTGGGGCATAAAGTAACTGGCATCTGTGGCCATCTTGAAACCCTTGGGCGAGCTTATCCACCACCTCCGCTTGATGCGGTCTTAATTTAAGCATTTCTCTCTCCTGCTGGGATACCGCCCAGCTTCGGTTTATTTAACTTCTGCCTTCTCAGCGCGCCTTTTCCAGTATGCAAGCTGCTTGATCATCTCAGCATTCTTACTCTGAAACTCATTGCGTGATTGAGTCATAGTCCTTAGTTTAAACTCTAAATCCTTGATTTCAGCTCGCAGCTGTTCAATAGTTTGCTCAATCTCTGTCTTGGCCTCTTCTGATACCGGCATAGACTTGACGGCCAAAGCCACCTTGAGCTTCTCGTTCTCTTCTACCAAGGCCGTGTGCTCGATAGCCATCTCTTGAAGCTTGTCATCCTCGGTGTATTTCTCGGCCACAGTACCAATGTTAGCCACATTGATTGTGCGACCCTTCTTGTCCACCCTCATGGTCACTTCAAGACCCATGGCCTTGCGAACACGGCCGACTGTCATTGCTGACACATCACAGATGATTGCAATCTCTACATCGGTTTTGTTACCCAGCTCAACATCATCCAAGGCCATGCGGATTACTCTGCGCCTTTCCTCTGCCGTGCGTGGTTTGCCGTGTTTGCCATTGGCCTTCAGGCAAGCCAAGAACGCATCGCGCTTGGTGCCTGTGCTGACATTGGACTCGATATCCAAAAAGCCGGCTCGCTTGTGTGCGTGGTAGCGGTGAAAGCCATCGCTAGGCCAGTAGGACTTGCCATCAAAGAATAAGTCTATTGGGGGAAACTTGTCTTTGCCTTCTAGCAAAATCTCGGTGTAGTGCTGCACTAATGCGTCATCGATCTCTTCTCTAGGCTGGGTGCCACCATCTAAACGGATCTTTTGCAGTTGGATTCTTTCAGTCATTATTTACCTTTTTCATTGATCTAACATATACAGCGAACGATGCAGGCGTATCGCCAACCATCTTATCAAACTCTTTTGCCACCTCTTCCAGGGCGTCATTCCTTATTTTATTGGAGATGGGATCGAGCTGGCGCTGAATCATCTGCCTCTTGCGCCAGCCTAAAGCCTTCTCCCAAATACTCAATTCTGGTTCACTCATTTTTTTCCTTTATGTCATAAAACCAATCATCACCGGCTGACCACTTGCGTGTGCCGTCTACTGTCCAAAAAGACTTTGCTGCCTGAAAGTCGGGGAACTTTGTTTCGGCGGGGATAAGACTCTGGTCATACCAAAGGCACCGGTTATTTGGCTGGCAAGCAAACTGGCCGTTGTCTAGCGCAATCCAATTAAAAGACTTGTGTTCCTCGGCCTGCTCAGTAAAGCCAGTATCCAATGACATCTCATCAGCACAGAAGTCCACAGTAAATAAGTAGCGGCCATAGTGCCAACTCTTATCTTTTCCAAGAAACTTTACGCCAAGATTACGCAGGCCAATCTTCTCAAGAATTGTGAACCGGTAGCCCATGCAGTCCCACAGCTGTAAAACATCAACAGGTAGATCATCCATACCTTCCTCTTCGTGCCAGACATAGGCATGAATTGGCAACTTGTCGTACAGCGCGCCGTAGTTGGGTAGCAATGATTCAATACGAAACACCTGGCCGCGCAGGGCTTTGAGGCTGACCCAGATGGCTGGCTCATATTCCCCATGACCTTTTTGAAAGTTGTAAAGAAACTCTTTACGAACAAAACATTTAATGGGCGGCAGTGACGCCACGATGTAACTCATCTGTTCTTCTCCTTGAGCTTGGCTTCAATGGCATCTGCAAACTTTACCCAAAATGATTTGCCGCCCACAATCTGCTTTACTTGGTCGTACACAAAAGATTGCTCTTCATCCGTCAGCCCCACCCAAGGCCTAAGCGTCTGTTGCACTTTAGCCTGGGCTGCCATGCCATCTTCATATCCTTGCCCGTAGGTTTCGTTGTCAGCGTCAATCAATTGTTTAATAAGCGCCAGACTTTCTTCGCATACTCGCGTCAGGCTGTCGATTGCCATGTTGCGTTTGATAATCATGTGTTTCCCCTTGCTCGTATGGCGGCGGCACATTCTTCGCCATCATCCATGTACTTGTTCATTGCCTCACACACCCTTGCACACGCCTCACGCTCAATCAGCACAGCGGCTTTGATGGCATCAGCTTCCCAATGGTAGGGCTGGCCTTTCATAGAATTCTCACGCAAGATGCGGTCAAACTCATCATCTTCATCTGTATGGATCATTTTCTTGCCCTCTCTTTGATCATCTCATCTGCCATTCTATAAGCGTCATAACTGAGTCCCTCCATCCAGCTGTCATCAGTTAGATGTAGATCCTTCGATAAAAAGCTTTCAATCAAAGGCGCCACAATCCTAATGGCAAAGTAATCTCTTAGATCCATGCCGTCAGCATCTACGCCAAACCCAGTAATCCGCGCGTTCTCGTCCACCTTGATGGACTGTCCAGGATATGCTTTCATACTAACCTCCTTTGTTAAGAATATAACTCATGTATTCTACACAAGTCAACTGTTGTATCACCAGCTCTGAGCCCTCTTACCCGTTGACCCTCCCTCCCTCACAGGGGACAGAGTAGGAAGGCCAACGACTCTTTATCAAGGTGCTTTGTCCAGTTTTTATGTGAACTATCGGCCAGCCAAGCCGCCCTCCCCTGGAATCCCGATAAGGTCAGTTTTCACCATCCTTAACGATCATCTCCCAGCGTACTAGGGTATGTGTCTTTCGACTACCTTGTTTATTCCGTTCGATTACTCTACTTGGAGGCGCGGGTCACGCCGAGGTTCTGTGTTTCTTGAGTTCAGCCCATACAGGCCATCAGCTAACGCGCTCTGACGAGTGGCCGCAAAAAGCAAAAAACCCTTATTGAAAGATACGAGCTTTAGGCTTGGTTGCCGCATAAGAGCCTGCTGTAACAGGACATCCTAGCTTTGACGAAGCCCGCTCCTTCAATAAGGGTTCGGGGTGTCGTTTTACAGAACTACAACGGGTTACCAAGCCGCTGATACAAGATTATAAACACGAACGAATACAGTTTGTCAATACCTTTTGCAAAAATATTTCCACTCTAACAGTGTTAGTGTCAAAAAAAATCCCCAAGGGTGAGCTCGGGGATTAACAAAGGAGAGTGGCAACTGCATTGCCGGTGTTTATTCTACACCATAAAACGCAATAAACGCAGCGTCTGCATAGGCTTGGCCGGCGCCCTTCTTATCGAGCTCCCTCCAAAACGGCCACATCTGTATGGCCAACGTCCTTGAAGCATCCTTGTCCTGACCCACGAGCCCCGCGCGCTTCTTCCATTGACTGGGTGTTACCATCGATACAGGTATCTCAAACGCACCAAGCACACCCTGAACCACGCCGGCCGAATGACCGAACGAGAACATCGAGGCCACACCTTGACCAGGCATACTGCTGACCAGCTCCACATACGCCTTGATCTCTTCACCATAGATTGATGGCCGAATAAAAGCAGCAAGCGCCGATGCATTCACACGATTGGCCGATCCAATCTTCATAGTGGGCATCCTGCACCAAGCAACTGGAGTGCTGTTATCCATGATGACAACTGCACCAGACAGGCCGGGGTCTATTCCAATTTTCAACATATTTTTCTTTCAAGGTATTGCAAGACATGAGTTTATGTGGGTACAATGTGTTGCCGATTATAACCAAAGGAGAGTTAAATGCAAAGAAGAGAGTTCTCGTTTAAGGTGGAAGACATCACAATTTGTTTTGTGCAGCTGTACAACGACTGTTGGATTTGTAGTCTGCCTAGCGATACGGCAGAAAGACTTGGTCACAAAATCTTGGGCCCGGATCTTCCTGTTGACCGACTGGGTGTTCCAAGAAGAATGAGGAATGTTTTTATAGCCGAAAACATAACCACAGTACGTGAATTAATTCAAAGAACTGAAAGAGACATGATGAGAATTCCAAACTTCTCTCACGTTTCACTTAAACAACTGAAAGAGCAGCTGGCTATATTTGGATTTGAACTTAAAAGGCCGTTACCAAAATGACCACCCAGCTCTACAGACATTTTGACAAGGATAATAACTTGCTCTATGTTGGTATTTCTTTGAGCACGTTCAATCGCCTGAGCCAGCACAGGGATCACTCTAAATGGTTCTTTAACATTACAAATGTAGCGATTGAACACTTTGCTACACGCGAAGAGGCATTGGCGGCAGAGCGAAAAGCAATCAAGTCAGAGAATCCTAAGTTCAACATCGCCATGCGTAAGACCATGGCTGAGATTGAAAGGGAGCAAAAGGAGCAGCACAGGCTTACCCAGCTTGCAGTGGCGGAGAAGTTTAAGTTAACTCAAAGATATGTCCAGCATCAAATAGCATACAAACTTGATGACGTTAGAAATATCTTGAACATAACAAGCAGTGAGCTCAATCGCCATGTTGCTGAAGGGCGGCTTTCTACCTTTGAAGTTGAAGGAAGAATGTCCTACAAAACCAACGAGATCAAAATGAAAACCATGGTCAGTGGCTGGGCATTGATTGACTTCATTAGCTACTTGGAAAAAAAATGATCATCACAAACAAACACAACTTACCGCAGACCTTCGTGAACATCATGAAGCGTCCGACTTACTCTAAGGGTAAGGCAAACATCTCAGCCACCGAGCTGCTGAACTCGCCGCGCATTGTCCAGCTACGCAAGCTTCACGAAGACAAGATCGAGACTGATGTAACAGAGATGGTTTGGTCTATCTTTGGCACGGCCATTCACGGCGTCCTCGAGCATGGCAAAGACGATAACCACCTGATCGAAGAGCGCTTACACGCTACTGTTGATGGCTGGTCTATCTCTGGTGCTATTGACTTACAGATCAAGAACGAAGATGGCACAGTCACGATCAACGACTACAAGACTACAGGCGCTTGGTCTGTGATGAATGAGAAGATCGACTGGGAGTATCAGCTTAACATCTATGCTTGGCTTGTAGAGAAGGTCAAGGGCGACAAGGTTTCCAAGCTGGAGATCGTGGCCATCATTCGAGACTGGTCACGGCGTGATGCAGCTGTCAAGGCCGGCTACCCCGATGCACCGATTAAGGTTATCCCCATCCAGCTGTGGCCGATGGAGCAACGCGAAGAATTCATTCGCGGCCGGATCAAAGAACACTCCAACGCGCTGTTTGACTTGGAGACTGGAGATGAATTACCGCTATGCACTCCCGATGAAATGTGGGAGAAGCCAACAACATATGCGGTTAAAAAGATTGGCGGCGTCAAAGCTAGGAATGTTTGCGCCACCGATGAAGAAGCTCAGGCCAAGCTGGCTGAGTATGGAAAAGAGTATGAGATAGAAGTCAGGCAAGGAGAGAGGACGCGATGCGCGAACTTCTGCTCTGTGAGTGGCTTTTGTTCTCAATACAAAGATTATCAACAAGGGAGTAAATCATGACACGCAATGCGTTTGAATCAACGCCCCGGGAAACCTACAAGGTTTTCTTTATGGGCAATATTATGTATGTACCTCACTACCGAAACAGCAGTGTTTATGTAGGACCAGGATACCCAAGACTTAACACAAACCGCTTCAGCGAGCGCGATCTTATCGAGCTTGGCGCCATGGCCGGCAAAGCCCACCTCTGGACAAGATCAGAGCACGGCATCGTCAACGACAGAACCCCATAAGGAAAATCATGTCAGTACATAAAAAACTTATGAGCGCTCGGGTAAAACTTCAGTCTGTGAACATGAAGAAATCCGGCAAGAATTCCTATCAAGGTTATTCTTACTTTGAACTGGGTGACTTTATTCCCCACATTCAAACCATCTTCAACGATCTCGGCCTGTGCGGAGTCGTGTCCTTTAACACCGAGTATGCCCAGCTGTGCATTACCGATGTTGATGATGGAACTGTGATTGTGATCACATCACCCATGGCAGAGGCCGCCCTCAAAGGCGCCCAGCCTATCCAGCTCATGGGCAGCATTCAGACCTACCAACGCCGCTACCTTTGGATGGCAGCCATGGAGCTGACCGAGCATGATTCAATTGATTCAGCGCCCCCTGTAGAGGCCGTTAAAGAGCAAACCAAGCCAGCGCCTGTGGAGCAACCAAAACCCGCTCCAAAGCCCGTTAAACAGCGCCCAGACCCCATCCCACCACAGTATGTTGAGACAAAGCCCGGATGGACAATCCTGATTGATGCCCCCGATGACAAGTCATGGACAGAGATGTTGGTAGAGGCCACCAATCTAAAGGTGAAAATGGCCACCGATGCTGACCAGCTCAAAGAGATGTTCCAAGTGAACAAAGCTTTGTATGGAAAGCTCAAGGAAGTAAACCCAGCTGTTTATGCAGAAGTCATGGATGGCTTTGCAAACGCTAAACGATCATTTTTTTAAGGAGTAACTAATGGACTATCCAAATCGCGGTACTTTGTGGGCTAACGGCTACAAGACAACAGATGCACAACCAGACATGAAGGGCGATATCAAGCTCGAGCTGGACTTGGTTAAAGATCTACTGGAAAACGCAGAGTCAGATCACATTGTGATTAAGCTCAGCGCATGGCTGGGTAAGGACAAAGAAGGCAAGCGCAGGGTCAGCCTGCAGTACGACAGCTACAAGAAGGATGCTCCTGTGGCCTCTAGCGCGAAGGACCCATGGGATGACTAAGGACGAAAAAAGATCCCACGCAGAGTGGGCAAAGATCTATTCCCAGTTAAACGATGCCCTCAAGTCATCTATAAAGGACGAAAACAATCTTCGCGTAGTTATAGACAACCTTGAGGAAAAAGTCGGTAAGTTGGAAGAGCAGTTGACAATGTCAATTGGTGTTATCAAATACTTGGAGTTACAAATTGCCAGATCCAATACAGTTCGAAGCAATAAAGACCGGGCTTAAACAATCCAAGGACGGCTATATGCTGTCTTTGGCGGTTCACCCAGATGAGCTGCACAACGATCTTATGCGCGACTTTGTAGGCTCGCGCTATGTTGTTGTGATGGTGCGTCTGGGTGATGACGAACAACCGATGAATCGCGAGAATGAGTTTCCTGGCGATCACGCGGTGAAGATGGCTGGCATTCTGTGCCGTGACCCAGAGTTTTGGGAGTGGCTACACCAAAAAGAATGGTTGATGGAGAAGGGCGAGAAGCTTTGTGCTGAGTGGCTTTCATCCTACTTAGACATAGAGTCTCGCAAAGAACTAAAGACCAACGAAGAAGCCCGCCATTTATTCAATCAATTACGATCCAGCTTTGAGGCTTGGAGAAAAGCATGAAAAAACTAATCCCTTACAGCGTTTATTTACCTGTTGAGTATCACGACAAGATCAAGGAGCTGGCCAAACAGCGCAAAGCATCATCCATGGTGCGGGACGCTATTTGCATGATCGTTGATGGTGACGATACTTTCAAGTCTGGGTATAACAAGGCGCTGAAAGATTGTGTAAAAGAGATTGATGCCTGCAAGGAGATCGAGCACATTGCCGTTCGCGGCAAGTACTTGGCCGACTTGCTGGCCGATCAGATAAAAGGACTTGAGAGATGATTAAAGACCTTGGAGATCAAGTAATGATCATGGACAAATCTTTGACCTCTGCCATGATGAATACCGAATGCGAACACCCCATTATTGCCGTTATCTCATTGAGCAAGATTCTGTGCGAGCTGTTGGTTGAGCTGGGTGACGATGACGAAAAGGCCGTAGAGGCTTTCAGAGACACCTTAAAGAGCGCGCGCAACGGAAGAGTTGAGGTTCACTAATGGACGAACATCAAGCCAACCTAAAAGATCTGGCGTCTATGTTTATCTTGGCCGCTCTCATTATCAGTGAAAGGGATGGTGAGAACTTGGCCGAGGAAGCTCATGAGATTGCCGATCAATGGTTAGAAGCCCGAAACAATGAGCCGGCGGAAGGTCTGGCTGCCATTAAAAAAAGGAAACGCAATGGTAGAAAATCTGAGGAGCTGGGGTAGGAGGTTCTGCGCCACTTGTGAACACCCCAAGACACTGGAAGGCGGCAAGATGATAGATCCACGGCACAATAGGTGGAAGTGTGCAGACTGTATAAACAACCCTAGGATTCGCGATGTATCGGAACAAGAAGATGTTGGAGATGGCGAGGACGATCCCTTGCCAGCATTGTGATAAAGATGATGGCACTGTAGTGGCCGCTCACAGCAACCAGCTGCGGGACGGCAAAGGCCGCGGACTGAAGGCTCACGACTATCGTATTGCGGCCTTATGCTACAGGTGCCACATGGAGCTTGACCAGGGGGTTAAACTGGATAAAGCCCAGAGAGTTCAGATGTGGGAGGATGCACATCGCAAGACTCTGGGCTTATTCTTTGAGCGCGGCCTTATTGGGCCTGTCTGACAAGATCATTAAATATGGTCATGATTTTGATCCTGGCTTCTTTCAATTGCTTAATCTGAGCTTTGCGCTCCGGAGTTTGCTCCATCTTCTGCAAGGCAGTAATGTCTTGATTGATTGAGCTGACATCCTTCTCAAAATCTTCAGATGCAAACGACAATTTGGAGATTGGGTTCTTATTCATGTAACCCTGCACATCACCCTTGTTTTCAATCCTGCCGTTGATGTTGTTTAGATGATCCGCAAGCATCGTTACGTTGTCGTAAAACCTAGCAGATGTTGCGGCATCTGTTTTGGTTTCTCCAAAGAATCGATTGGCCAAAGGTACGCGATAGGCCGGAGTCTCTTCTCCGGAAACCTTGTTGGCAATTAACTCACCCGTGCGCTTAAGTTCCCTACCAATTCCGCCCGCCGCTTGACCAATCAAGTAATCCAGCTGATCGCCCGTTGGACTGAGGAACCCTTTTGAAAACTCTTCTCCGCCTGTGCTGATGTAGTTTATAAAGTAAGACAGCTCTTTGCTAAACTCAGAAGCTGTTTCGCGTGTGCGCTGCCAACCAGGCTTAGGCTTGAGCGACTGGTCTTCTTTAAAGATTGGGCGTCCAAACGAGTCTTTGTTCTCAGCAAGAGCAACTGCTGGATCAAGGAATGTTGGAGCAATTGTTTGTAGGAACGTACCACCACCAAATGGATTAACAGCATCAACGATAACACTGGAAGCATCGGAGATCTTTCCAGCCATGCCGTGGTTGCTTTTCATAAGACCAAGGGATATCAACATACCCTCAGTAAGCAGGCGGCCGGTGTTTGGAATGGCGCGCAGACCCGGGGGCAGATTCCAGATGAAGTAATCGCCATTAAAGGTTGGGATAATGAAACCTTTGTTCTTTGTGAACTGAGGTGGATCATCATCATCAAAGCCAGCTAAGAACATCCACATAGCATTAAGCGCACCCATGGCAAGGCCAGTCTTGATGATTGTCTTTCCAGCTGGGCCTGCTAACGTAATTGCATAACGAGCAGTACCTTGCAAGCTTGCATTAAAGAAAGCATACAGGCCGCGAATGTGTTTAGTTCTAGCGCCGCGCTTGTTAAAGTTTACTGTAATGTTTTTGGCAATCTCGGCAGCCTCTTCGGCAGACAAATTATTGTCTAAGTAAGCAACCTTGAATGTGGATAGACGAACTGTATTCTCAAGCGTGTCGTTAAAGTCAGAGAAGGCATTAGCCCACCACTCAACCTTTTGACGAATGGGGCCTTGCTCCAGCTTTTCCATCGCCACCAACATGGCGTGTTCATCTTCAAATGAGAATTTTGGAACAAAACCTTTCCACTCAACATTCATCCTTTGGCGAACCATTTGATCGCGGAAGCCAGTCTTACCGCCAGTCTGACGGAACAATCTCCACAGATCTGTCCAGTCATCTGGCTTTAAGTTATCAACATCGTATGAGGTTTTAATTGGCCTCTTGGTTGTTTCTTTGCGCTCTTTGCGAATGTCTCTTGCAATACCCCTGATAGCAGGGAAGACATCCTTCAAAACCTGCTTCTGCTGTCCGGCAAGCGGCGTTGTGCTCAGGTTAACAAGAGCGCCTTGTATATCGTTAAAGATGTTGACAAGACCGAACGCTATATTGTACTGAGTATTGACCGCAGCAAACCAACGGCTAAATGTGCTGGCCGCACCAAAGAACACGCTAAGTTTTTCGGCGTCAAGTTGTTTGAGCTCGACCGCCAAACGCATGGCTTCTGGTGAATTTGGCTTAAACAATACAAAACGATTCTGGCCATTAACTCGAACGGGGAAAACATTACGCGCATTTTGGTAAGAACGATTCACACGATACTTAACATCGCGAATAGTTTCTCCCTCGGCGCCTGTTTTCTTGGAAACAAAAGCGGTCTTTGGTTGCTCAAGTAAGTTCTCAATTAACTCAGGATCAAGGCCAAAGCTTTCCATCTCAGCGATCAGGGCGTCATTGTCTTTGATTGCATCAGGATTGATGGCCATCCAGAAGTTTGGATTTGGGTATTTGATAACCATGCCATACAAGGCCTGTCCAATACGCATACTCTCGGCCCTGCGAATAGCCCTGTCACGCTGGAGCATGACATTCTCAAGAATGTTAACCACAGTCTTGGTGGATCCCATGGCCTCTTTACCAAACTTACCGGCAGTAGCATAGCCACCCAGATTGCCGCCGCCAGTCTGAATAACAAAGTCTAACTCAGATTCATCGCGGCTCAATGGGACGTAGTGCGGGCTCTCACTACGCCATCCATCAATAGTCTCTTGAGTTTCTTGGCCGGAGGTTACAAGAATTTCTTGAGTGCCTCTAACAATTTTGTCAATTTGATTGGCAAGATTTTCTAAAACTTGTTTGCGGTCTGCTGGCAAATCACGCAAATACTCTCTGGCCTTTTCGGTGTTTATTCCTGAGCCCTGATCTTGAACGGCTGGGCTCTTGTTCTTGGCATTGATGATCTCGTTGCGTTCTTCGGCATAACGATTGTGTAAGTATGTAGCAAGCTCTTTATTGGAGACATTGTCCTTACGCATCTCCTTAACAAGAGGATCAACTTCATACTTCAAGAACTCTAGTGCCTGCTCCGCCTCGCGACCAGGATTAAGAGTTTCTTTGCGATAAGCATTAAGCCTATCATCAATCTTACCGATCTGGTCGTTGATGATCTTCTGGACGTTCTTAAGATCGCGGTAGTTGTCTTGCCATGTATAGAGCCAGTCATCAAAGTTATTACTCTCCTTCATGGCCCATGTGGCTTCAGGCATTTCTCCACCACGGAAGTTTTTACTGATGTTTTGGTATTGGCCTGTACCCAGCATTTCCTTGGTCACAAACTTACCATCAGCTTTGCTCAAACTGTTTAATGCACGGAGAACGGAGGCGTCAGATTTAAGGCCAAAGACCGACTTAATCTTTTGTCCTAACTCGCTCAACCAGTTTTTAAGTTTAGACAGCACACCGCCTTGAATGGCATCATAACGGGCCTCAACAATTCGAGCGCCATTAACCGCCCAGAACTCTGATGCATCAAAGTATTGGTACAAATCGATTGATACTTTTGAGTTTATCAACAACTCTTTGGCAAGCTCAATGCTCTTTGGATCAGCGCCACGGCCACCGCGCATTTCGTTGACAAACTTCATGTGCCTTACAGCATCTTCGTAAATTTTTTCTGATCCTTTTGGAATTTCCAAACGATCATGGTTGTTATTACCAATGTGAGCATCCAACAGCGCAGCAAAGTACAATTTTTCAGCTGGGTCTGTGGCCGCTTTATTGGCTTTTAGTAACTGAGTAAGCCACGCTTTACGAATGGCATTTTGGATCTTGGCCGGCATCATGCGTTCAAGATGGTGCAAGATCTCATGGGTAGCAGTAACGTCTGTGCCCATGTCCTTCATTAAGTTAATGATGCGAGCCATGCTGTTGTAGAAGCCGCCAGCACCCTCCGGGCCCTTGGCCTTAACACTGATACCAAGATCATCGACCAAAGCGGGGTTCTGCTGGATAAACCACTCAGCTAAATCAACACCCTTCTCTGAAATAAAACCTTTACGCTTTGCTTCCAATAGCTTTTGACGGATGAAGTCGGCGCCGCGAACGCGCTCTGCTGGCTTTTGTTTAAGGCGGTTTTCCTCATCCAGCTCAATAGCGGCATTAACTCGATCAAGGTATTCTTCATCGGTGAGCTTGCCCTCGTTTCGCTGATTGGTGAGAGTCTTGATCTTGCGCTTCAAAGATGGCGAACGCTCTTTTTCGTTCTCATCAATGCTGTCAGCAATGTCATTAACAAGCTTGACCAAATCATCTTCAAGGCTCATGTTAATTGGTTCGCTTATGTAACCAAACTTTTGAGCATTTTTAATAGATTCAGCATCCATTGATAGGGGAATGTTTTTAAGACCGGCATCACGCAGATATGCATAACGATGCCTACCATCGCCAAAAACAATTGCACCATCTTTATTAACAGAGACGTTTGGCGCCTCTATAGATTTTGCAGTTTTAATGAAATTAGCAAACGTTTTGTAACGATCACCTATTCCACCCTCCCCGCCTTCACCAATGTATTGCCACTTTGTATTTGCAAATGCATTGTCAAAAGCGTCTGTATTTACATTAACAATTTTGTTTTCTTTCTCAAGCCTGTGTTTTGTTACAGGAATTGAGCGTCCATCAATTTGAATAATGTTTGGACTTTCAAGGCTCATGAATTGGCCGGGCTCTTCTTCTTTGGCCACCAGTGTGCGCTCTTCAGTCTTGGGAGCTGCACGTTGCTTCTCTATCTTGGTAGTCTTGGTAACTGGCGTGACGCGCTGGCGAATGATGTCTTCGCTGTAAGTCGCTTTGCCATTCACAAAGTCCATTACGTTCGAGCCATTCTCAGGAACGATGAAGATCTTTGCACCATCCATTTGATCCAGATGGTTTGTGATCAGGTTGCGGAATGTTTCTTTATTAACATTGATACAACCAAATGAGTAGCGGGAATCCTCTGCTCCAGGCTTATCTAAGGCGGCCAAACGCTGTTTAGCATCCTTCTCATTGGTCCAGACAGAGTGCATGACCAGCTGGGAGTATGGGCCGTTTCTGCCCATGTAGGACTTGTCGAGAACAAAGACTTTGCCAAAATCATAGTCCCCATACATATATTCTTCTGAGGCACTACGCTTGGCATCCCTCATGCCAAGATCAAACAGGCCAGCGGGCGTGATCCTGTTGGCTACGATGTTGTTATCGCCCTTCATGAAGTCACCAATACCGGCACCAAAAAGAGTTTTACTCTGCAGTAACAACGATCCATCAGGCTGGAAGATGTAAGTGTTGGCGCTTTGCTTATCGGCAACGATGAAGAGTTTGTTCTTCTCTTTGAGCTCAGCCTCCAAAGTAGGATAGATCACGCCGTATGCGCGCTTGGCCGCATCAGACATTGACTGAGCTTCTTTGGGTAGATCCTTGACTACTTCGCTTGTACGGATGTCGTACTGAGGAACGGCAATTGTGTAGGGCTGACTGACAAACTGTGGGTTAAACACAATTGCTACAGACAGCAAACCATTGGCCATCTGACGAATGATCGCGCGGATCTTGCCGCTAACAGCTTTGGCGCCTTGAGTTACATAGGCAATGACGTCCTTACGCAGGGCTTCAAAGAATTCATCAGAGCCGTTCTTGGCGCCGTACTCTTTCTCAAGGGTATTGATCTGTGCGTCAGAGAGCTTACTGCTTTGATCAGTGATCAGGGTGCGCTGCTCTTCATCACCAATCTCTGTGAACTGGCCTTCAAATGTATAAGGTTCGTTCTCAAGTTGGCCTGCAATCTGCGGCTCTTCGGCTGGCAACACTTCATCCGCCACCTCTTGAGCTGGCCTGTTTTGCTCTTGTTTGAATGCTTTATCAAACTGAGCAATAGCTAGATCGTATTTTTTGCGAGCAATTAAAAATTCATCATCATCAATTTCTTGCGCTCTATAGGCTTCTTGGGCTTTGCTAAATTCTTTTGTTGCCTCACGGGATTCATCTAAAGCTTTTGTGTACTCCAAAGACAAAGGAGCTTCTGCTTTTGGTGTAGTAACTTTTTTCTTTTGCGCTTTCTTTGGTTTCTCTGGTTCGGCCATTTCTTTGGTTTGGGCGCGTACAACTTTCTCAACCCAATTATCAAACGCTGGAGTGCCACGCTCACCTTTAAACTCTACACCCAAGGCCGACCGGTAACCAGTCTCGCTGGCTCCAGGGCCCTGCATCTCAACACTCCACTCACCCTTCCTTTTTAACCAGCGATTAACGTTGACATTAATTTCGCCGTAGCCAAAGTCAAAGCTGAAGTCATAAGGAATTGGTTCTTTGCTAATGGAATCAATGTCTTTAGACCCATCTTGGGCGCCAGTCTTTGGATCAATGGTTGTGACGCTGTCTTCACTAACAGTAATTGCAATCGATGGATTAGGGTCGCCCTTTTCATAGATCAAGTCACCAATCTTGATGCCCTTTGCATTTTCTTTTTCTTCAATTGGAAGATGCCCGTTAGGGTTGGCTATCTCATCATCAACGTCAGCTTCTGGGTTGTTTTCCTTGATCTTTTTATAGATGGCAATAGCCTTCTTATCATCTTCATCAGGGGTGAACTTCACGCCCCTAAAGGCGTCTAGGCTTTTAGATCCTGTGGATTTTGGCTCTTCCTTGCCAATCTCGCGGATTGCTGGACCTACTTGTTTATTGTTGTACTCATGAATCGTGTAAGTAATATCACCCTTGTTTGCGACGATGTTTACTTCTTCTTCATCTGGGTTCCCACTAATATCAACTTTTTCGTTTGACACTGAGTTGGGTGGAACCTTGGCTTCAATGACGTATGGGCGCGTATCTTCGCCGGCATCTTCTCCAAGGTTGCCAATGTACCTATCAATATTTGAAGAATGGATGGTCCAGTGATTACCAAGATTCTTTTCGTCAATGTCATTTTCAGACTTTGCAAAAATAACTCGATAGATTGATCCACCTTTTTTAATCAAGCCATCAACAGCATTTTTGTAGTAATTAAGTTCGGACAAGGCGCTCTCAGGATTGCCATAAGCATCTTCATAACCCTTTAAAGCTTTATCAAACTCAGCTGGGTCATCTAATTTGTTTTTGCTTTGCGGCTTGTTTTCTGCAGCAGCCTTCTTTTCCCTGGCCTCTGCTGTAGCCAGCTCGCCTTGAAGCTTATAGATGTTTGAGGCAAGTTGCTTTTTCTTGTCTTTGTTAAATTCTTCTGCGGCCTGATCTTCTAAATCCTGAAGTTCTTCTCGGATTTCTTTAACGCTACGTTGCTTTACCTCAGCCTTTTCGATTGGCTTAACTGGCGTCCTGCCTTCAAGCTCATCAATACGCTTATTGATCTCGGCCATGCGAGCTTCTTGCTCTGGCGTTTCTTGCAGGCCGGCCTTGATAATCTCCCGCAGCAAAGTTTTTTGTTCTTTGCGTAGTTCGGCAATCTCTTTCTTTTTGTCTACAGCAGGCTTTTCAACTACCGCCGTATTCTTTGGCATATTTTCAAGGACTTGCATTGCCCCATCAATGTCGCCTTTTTTATAAAGGTCGCCGATGGCTTTGCGAACTTCATCGTTTGTTGTATTAAGATAGGTAAATGCTTCAGCTCCAATTTCTGGAAACTCTTCGCCCAGTTCAACAGGATTAAATGCAACCTTTTCAGGTTTTTGTTTTTTGGCAAACAATCCTTCTGTAAGCTCTGGCGCTTGCTTAGTCTGGGCTGGCTGGTTGGCCATGTCGGCGGCACCAAACATATCCATGGTTGGAACTTCACCCTTTTCCGCAACCTGGGGTTGCAGCTTGAACATATCAACTTCTCTATCGGCAATAGCCTTCTGCTCGGCCGCCGCTTTGTCTTTCTCTTGAGTGGCCTCACGCTGTCTGATTTCGGCCTCAGTCTCTCCTCGCAGTTGAAGCTCAGGTGCTGGGGCGCCTCTGGCAGTACGAATCTCGCTGATCAAATTGGGGTTAGTTGACCAGTTATCCCATGATGTTTTGAGCTGGCGCAGTTCATTGATGCGGCGCTTAACAGCCTCTGGATCACGAACGTCAATGCCCTCTGCCTTGGCTACTGCTGGGTTCTTTGCGGCACCAGTAATTGCAGACAATCTGGTTTGTACTTCGCGCTGCTTGGATGCGGCTATCTTAGCCATGTCTTCCGCTTCTTTCATGGCGGAATCATCGAAGCCAAACATATCTGTGGTGGTGTCTGCTTCGCTTGCAAGAGCTTTGACGGCCTGCATCAAATTAACAGCGTTAGAAGCCGCCTTACCATCTTGGATGGCCTTGATACCAACACCCTGCAAACGAGGGTCGTTAGGTGCGTTTAATGCGATTAGGTAGGCCGCTTCATCACCGACTTTGTCGGAACGGACACCGGCAATGAGTTCATCACTGCCTTGATTTGCGATGGTGAAAGCCCGCTTGCCCGGCGATCTCGCCAGTAATCCGCGTGACTCTGCCGTTTCTTGGTCGAGGCCTGTGCCTTTGAAGTAGTTGACATAATCTTTTACCTTTCCTTGTCCATCACGGATATTTAATTCAGCATCCAAAACAGCGGCCATGTCTTTTGTAAAGCCCGCCTTCTCATCATGGATTTGAGCTGGAATAGTTTCTTCACCACTGCGCTTGGCAAGATCAAAACGATGGCGGCCAGAGATGACCTCCATACGTCCATCTTCTCTACGCCAAACCTGAATGGGAGCAACACCTGTTCTCTCAAACTTACCGCCTAAAGGCTCAACGATGCCTTCTTTGTTTGCATCGGCCTTAAACTGAGGAACATCCTCTGACAACTGAAGCTGGCTTACTGGGACCTCAACAGTCATTCGGCCAGGCAACTGTGTTTGCTCTGCCGCCCCAACATTTGCGGTGGATTTAATTGCCGATGTTGTTGTATGCGGTGTTTTTGATCCATCTGGACGAATGCCTCCAGCATCAGAGAACTCTAGCTCAGCAATCTTATTGACTGGTACACCATCTTTGTATTGCTGACTGGCACGAGGACTCATTTTGATGATCTGGCCGTTATCATCACGGAAGAAATACAAAGTGCCGTTTAAGTCATTGGCCTTAATGTGGCCGCTTATTGTTTCTCCTTCATCTCCAAATATTGAATTTGTTAATTCAATTGTTGGAGTAGTTGTTTCCGACTGAGTTACTTCGCCATTTCTCGTAAGGACACGTTGCTTGGTCCCGTCTTCGTTTTCTTTTGTATATCGTTCAACGCCTTCTGGAATGTTTAATTCACCTGTTTTTTTATTAATTGTTTTTTCTGATTTTGTCCAGCCAGTTGAATCAAATTCAGATTTTTTTGCAGGCTTCTCCACACTAACAGTGTTAGTGTCGGGGCCAAGGATCTCTCTCAACATAGCCTCTGTATCTTGAGAAGCAGATGGTGGCGCGGTAATTTTTTCCGCTGGCACAGGCTCTTCAGGTGGCGGCGGCATAGCAACTTGCGGCCTTTGAATTAAGCTTGCAATACCTGGCTCAGAAGTAACTTGTTGTTGAGCTCTGTTTGGATTGAGCGCCTGCACAGCCGCTTGGCGTGTTGACTCTGGATTAAATGCAACAGCATCAACATCAGCTTGAATAGCCTTAGCCAGTGCAGAACCAGGACGCACCCTTGGCTCAACAACATTTTGATAAAACTTATCGCCAGCTTCTTTGGCCTTCATGCCGCCAGACATGACGCCGCCAATCAATAGAGTTTGAAGGAACTGCTGGCGGAATGCATCAGCCAAGTTCATTTCTTCATCGGTCAAGCCAGCCTTAAGTTCAGCCGCATTTTGGCCAAGGTTTGTTACTGTCTCAGTAGCTTGTTCTACACCTTGGGCGCCAAGCTTCTCCATAACATTGGAAATTTCTTTAACGCCTCTGCCAGAAGCCCTAACTGGAGCCGCAAATGCTTTAAGGAATACCGCATTACTCACGGCCTCTGGTATAGCTTCCCATGCTCCGTACTCTATAGCCGCCTGATCAAACTCTTTCTTTGCCTTATTCCAATCTTCTTGGCTAATATTTTTGCCATAAAGTTTTTGCGAGTCGTTATTTAACTTATCGCGAACACGGGATAAGAAATCATCTTTACTTGCTCTGTATGCCAATGCTCCTGACGCGCCCATTCCTGCGGCTACAGCAGTTGCTGGGCCAGCAAGTTCACCGGCCGCCGCCGCTGTGGCTGATGTAACCATCGTAGCCAAACTAAATCCAAGCGACTCACCCAAGCCTTGGAAAGCTTCGTAGTTGGGATCGGGTTTACCTTTGGCATCGGTTGGCTTCATTGCCGCAATAGCTTTGTCAACCATGCCAGTATCTGTTGGAGCCTCAATATCGCCAGCACGATAAGCTTTTAAGAATGTGCTGAGAGCCGCCTCCGGGACTTTTGGCAACTCGCCTGCAACTATTTCTGCCGACTCTACGCCAGCGCGAATAGGAGCACGGCCTTCTGGATTAAAGACCGGGCGAGCGCCGCCAATGTCTTTGTAGACTTGGCCAACAGGAATGCCTTTTTCTTTGGCAATCTGTCGAGCCGCATATTCATTGGCCGCCTTGTATTTATTTCCAGGCAAAAGCTCCATCAACTGTTCAGAAAGAGACGGCTCATAGGGGCGCATCTCAGATTGGTCGCCAGGCAGTCTAGGGATTTGTTCTTGTGGTGCTGGCGCGGCACCAATAGCCCCCATCATCTGCTCTTCAGGCGATAGGGTCGGCTCTGCTTTGGTTAAAGAGGCAAGGCCTTTATTGGCGCTAGATGAGCTGTATTTGCCGTATCTGGCAAGTAATTCAGATTGCGTAATTCCTTCAGGGACACCAGTAATTGTGGTGCCGTCTGGCATTAAAACATCCATGTCAACCCCTTATTTTGGAAGCTGGTTAAATGGTACAACAGATGGAGCTGGGGTTGCACTTCCGCCAAATAGTTTTTGCCATGGTGACCGATTGTCTACAACTGGAGGTGCTACCTGTGGTAGATCTTTTCCGGCCATAACAGTAGCAGATTGTCTTACTTTTTCATTAGCCAATTCTGCTTTTTTATCTTCTGACAAATACTTTGTTGCGGCGTTTGAATTGATCTGCTTCATTGCCTCTTCAAAAGTCAATGTGCCAGCTTTACTTTGACCCTGCATTGATCTAAACAAATCTGGATTTTCTTTTAACAGAGCCAACTCTTCTTGGAATCTTGATGGCTTATTAACCATGGCCAATTGATGTTGCTCCATACGCTTCTCATGTTCGCCCTGAGCTTTGTAGCGAGCCTCTTGAGCCGCACGTTGAGCCCTTTTATCGGCCTCAGTAAGAACCTCTTTGGCTGCTGGTCCTTTAAGGTCTTCAATCTTGGCCTGACGAGCATTGATTTGATCTTTAAGCCTCATTCCCTCATCTATGCGACCTTCAGCAAACGCACGTTGCATCTGCTCAATATCAGCCTGAAGCTTAATAGTCTCAATGGTCTGAGCACGTTCTGCCGCCTGCTGTTTTGCCGCACGATCTTCAGCGTCCAGAGTAGACTGGTTATAAGCTTTACCAAAGCCTCCAAATGCAGAGCCTAAGCCCATGCCCTTCTGGCCGCGTGTAGCCTCTCCTGCGGCGATTAAAGCATTAGACAAGGCGGCAAGACCGCGAGTGCCTTCACCTTGCTGGAAGCGCTCACGTTGAGCTTTATTCTGAGACTCAAGTTCACCGGCTAATTTAGTCAAAGCATCGCCTGGTAATTTGTTAAGAATGTCGGCGTACTGTGGGTTTTTAGCTATGTATTCTGCCCTTGCATCTTCTCTGCTAACTGGTTGAGGAAGATTGGACACACCCATCAATTGGTTTCTCAATACTCTATTTGCTAAAGCAACAGGTATTTCTTGATCGTCAGGAGCCGCACCACCGGACGCCACAGCCTCATCTGCGGCAGGAACTACCTGATCATTTGCAGGATTGGCAAATGCAACGATGCCGCCGGGTGCATAGTTAAACATATGCGGATGTACAGGAAGGCCAGCAAGTCCACCGCCAGCCATGCCAGGAGCTGGAATACCGCCGGGCTGAGCCATCTGTTGAGGAGGTGTTGGTCTAGCCATCGAAGGGTTCTGCATCTTAGGCATCTGAGGAGCCATCTGAGGCTGTGCGGCCGGCACTGGTTGAGGCATACCTTCAGGGTTGATCCTCATGTTCATGCCCTGACCAATACCTGGAAGTGCTATTTGCTGAGCCAGCTCGCTTTCAAGTTTGTCTTTAACTGAGCCACTTGGAGCTTGCGCCGCACGTTGCTCCATGTTCTTTCGTCTATTCATCTCACCCAGCGCCATGTACGGCGGTACCTCTGGGTTTTGCCCATTAGCATAAGCCATGATCGCCTGTGTAGGCAAATCCTTAAGATGTTCTTGAATTTGAATGAGATTCATAGTATTTACTCAGGAGGAGTTGTGCCAGCGCCCATTGGGATACCAAGAGCTTTAAGTAATTCACCAACGTTTTTGTATCCCAAAGCAGATGCGGCCGCAGTGCCGCCACCCAAGGCAGACAGCAATGCGCCAACACCAGTGATATTTGCAGGCGTATTTGTAACCGAGCCAGTGGGAAGTCCACTCATCATGTCGCGCATAAACTGAACTTGCTGGAATGGGTACTGACGCTGTTGGTTAAACTCGGCCAGATCAGCCGCAATACCTTCAGAAGTGATGCCGCGCTGTTGAGCTCCACCGGCCAGCTGGGCATTGATGTTTGCAAGGTTAGTGGCGTTCTGCATATTACCCAAGTTACCTTGAGCTTGAGCGGCGCTAAGGGCGGTGTTAAGGCCAGCCAAACCTTGTGATGCACCAAACTGCCTTGACTGCTCTGCGGCGGCCTGTGCGGCCTGTCCATATTGCGCGGCCTGTTGTGCGGCAGTCATGCCTTGATTGGCACCAAACTGACGAGAAGCTTCAGCCTGACGAGCCGCTTCTAAAGCAGCGTTGATGTTACCCTGACCAGCGGTAAGGCCAGCTTGTTGGTTTGCCAAAGATGCCCGCAAAGCTTGATCGGCCGATGTTGTTGCACCCTGCATGGCTTGGTTTGCACCAAACTGACGAGAGGCTTCTTCGGCTTGACGGCCAGCCAAACCATATTGGGCAGAAGACTGAGCGCCAGTCATGGCTTGCTGTTGGTTAAACTGGCGAGCAGCCTCTTGGGCTTGCTGGGCAGACATACCATACTGAGCCATCAACTGAGCCGCAGTCATAGACTGTCCAGCGCCGAATTGCTTAGACTGCTCTGAGGCCTGCTGAGCCTGCATATTACGAGCTTGGTCTTGGTTGTACTGATTCATGGCGTTTTGGAACGCTGTGTCGTAGCCTTTGCCTGTGATATTGGCAAGATTAGTTCCAAGGTTGCGTTGGTTCTCTGCGGCAAGGATGGCAGACCGGCCACCACCATAAGCACCAGCGCGCGTCATAGCGGCTTTGTTTGCTTGCTCGGTAATGTCAGATTGACGGCGAGCTTCAGCTAACTGGGGATTGAGTGATGCTTGCAAGTACGGATTCATGTACTGCTGAGCTTGCTCTCCGCCAAATGTGCCAGATGTAAAGTTGGTGTTTTGGTACTGAGTTGGGGCTTGGAATGCATTCCCAAACTTAGTAGCTTCAGACTGTGTGGGTGCTTGGAATTGATTGCCAAACGTGCCAGTTTGATAGGCCGCAGGGGCTTGGAATGTAGATGCCACATTACCAGCGTTTAACTGGTTGTATTGAGTCTGACCGGCTGGAGTATATGCACCGGGCGCATTAAACTGGTTTGTAAACTGAGTGGGCGTATAACCCATGTTTTGAGCTTTGGACGCGATATCACCAGCTGTATTAGCCGCCGCACCGATACTACCAGGAACAGTCAATGATCCAAGGCCTTGGAATGCATCTGTTTGAAGTTTGGATTCACCGGCGGTAAGCGGGCCTTTGTAAACCTCATAGTCTTTATCAGCAAGGCCGGCCGCCTTACCAAGATAGTTGGTAATGTACGGCGCCGCCCAATCGGCTAAGCCTTGGGTGTTTGTCGATCCTGTAGGTAGAGTTTCTCCGGCCATAACAGTTCCTTAAGATGGTAAATATTTGTGCGCTTTAGTATCGGCCGCAACGTTTTTGGTTTGACGGCGAGCTTTTTGAACACGATCCATCATGTCGTAAAGCTTATTGGCGCCCGCATTTGTAGAGCCGTTACCCAGTTCGGAAACAATTCTTGCTGGTACAACAAACTCACCTTCTGCTAGGCGGGCTGGTTGCCTACCACCGATTGTCGCAGGAATTGAATCAGACACGCCATCGCCAGGGCCACGAAGTAGACGGCCACCATCAGAATATCCACCGAGGCTAGACATACCACCGCCAGCCAATCCCATCAGACCGCCTTCAGCTGCTTTAGGTGTGTAGGTTGTTGGAGAAAAGTAGGTCTGCCCACCAGCTCCGGGACGTCCCACAGGAGCATATGGAAGCTGTGAGCGATTAGCCGATAGAGCTGGGATGGTTGAGGCCGCACCAGAGCCACCACCACCCCTGCTGTTCATCATGGCCATCATTGCCATCAGAGCCATAATCAAGCCATTGTTGCTTGTGCCGGGTGATGTTCCGGGTTTTGCGGTGGTTCCAGCCTTTGTGGCGGCAGATCCCGCTTTAGATCCAACGGCGCCAGATTTGGTTCCGCTTGAACCTTCGCCGGTTGCATCTTCTTTTGTTCTGAAAAGTGTGCCGTTTTTATAGATGTTACCCAAACTGTCTGTTGTGTATTCATCTTCCATTTCTGGAGAGCGAATCAACTCACCATCTTTGTTATAAAGATTTCCATACTCATCATTGTTTTCAGCGGCCCTAAACAATTCACCATCTTTGTAAAGATTGCCCATTGCATCTGTGTAATACGGCATTTCTTTTAGACCAACTTGATCATCATAATCCTGAGCCGTCATATCGTCCGGAGAAAACAAGGACGAAAGATTGCCCAAGTAATCGCCGCCAATGTTAATTTCATCATCCATGGTTTTTTCCTTTACGGGCTCTTCCAAGCCTTTAGTTCCAAGTGTATCGGTGGTAGCATTGTTTATCAAGTCTTCACCACCCCTGTTGGGGCCAAACCCTCTTTCGTTTGGCATAACTCCGTCTAATTTTCCGTCTTCGTCATAAAGGTAGTAGTTACCATCTGACTTCAGAACAGAAGATGATCCATCTGGATTGGTTATCCTGTTAACTTCTTCAAGCTCTTTGTCTTCCCCGCCGATAGACTTCACTAAGTCATCAATTGTGGTTTCTTGTGGCAGATTAGGAAGAATAGTGGAAGTATCAAACGGCAAATCAGCGGGTTTGATCTCGTCATCTGTAATACTTGTATTCTCTTTTGGTAGAAATCTTGCAGTTTGTTCTTGCTGACTGGCCGTCTGGTTGTTTGTTGATGGGAAGAATTCGTTGAAATTAAACTTGCTTGGGGTGCTCTCTTCATTAGCTCTTGACTGAGCCACAGCATTACTAGCTGCAGAAGATGCTCTACCAATTACTGCGTTTTGTATGGCCTGATCAATAGGAACACCGGTAGCGGCCGCCGCAAGAATGCTAGACGCCATGTTCTTGTCTGCTGGAGACAAGTCCTCCATGCCTGGAATATCACCAATAGCAGTGTTAACACCAGTACCTACAGCACTACCTAATAGCGCTTTTTCAAGATCAGCTTGGCCGCCACTACCCACAAACTGCTGGGCTGTCCTAGCCGCAATATCTGTTCCAGTCTTACCCAATAGGTCTGTAATACCGCTAGACCCAGAGATCAGATTGCCGGCCTGACCACCAAGATAAGACAGAGCAGTGCCCTTTGCCACATCCTTTAGATTGCCACCGGCCAATAACTGGAAAGCAGCATTGGCCGCCAGCTGGGCAGGCAAAGACAAGCCACCCGTAGCGGCCGCAAGCGCAATCTGACCAACTGGACCCATGTCTGCCATGATGTTGGCAAGATCATTAGAAGACGATTTAGTTGTGTAAAAGTAAGGCGTACCATCAGCGCCAAACTGAACTCGATAGCCTGTATTGTCTTTTCCGGCAAACGTACCGCCCCAAGCATTGCCAGTCTGGCGCTCGCTATACGTCATTGGCACTTCTTGGCCAGTTAACTTGTTTCCATAAGTCTTACCGGTCTCAACCAGCGCCATGCCGTTTTTTGTAACAACTTTAGATGGATCTACAGTTTTAAAGTTTCCTTCAGCATCTTCGTATCCATAGGCTTTACCTATTTGAGATGGATCTAGATTTATCCTTGATGTGTTTCCATCTGCATCTGGAGGTGATACAACGAAGTAGCCATTCTCATCTTGCTGAGCTACTTGGCCGTTATATCCTTCGCGAATGATTGCCTGCTCGAGCTTTGGAA